CAAAGACTTTGTGCGAAGACTTGGGAAACCAGGTGGTGTTGCACCCGCTGAGGCATCGGCCGCTGTAGCACCAAAGCCAGTCAACAGTCGTACAGAACTGATTAGAGTACTGGCAACGCTTGAGCTGTATCCAGGTCATTGCGTCGATCGGCGCAATCAGACCAAAGCTAAAGCGTTGAATATTTGCTTGCAAGATTCACCAAACAAGACTTCTGGTCATCCTGATGCTCATACGTTCAGGATGGCCGCGAAGGGTCACTTGTTGTCTAAAATATTGGATGACCAGAGACATGCAGACAATTGGGGTGAGCCTATCTTAGACATATTCGGAGACTTGAGTTTCAAAAGTCAATTACTCAAGAATTGTAATAATTTAGGATTTTACTTTAGACCAGAGATGCACGTTTACCGTCCGCTTCTAACAGCTAGAGACGAATTGACCTATCGTTCCGTAGATAGTGTCGATATACGTAAACTCTATCATTATGCAGTTATGAGTGAGGTGTACGAGATAACGCCTGCCCTGATATGCACTTGGTTCGATCCTAATGCTCCGACCAACATTGGTAATGGCAAGAGCGCCAATTGGAAATTAGCTAGAGACTGCAGACTTAATGTGATCGTACAAGATCATAGAGGTCATGCTGGAGTTAATTTCCATTGTTCTCCTTGGAAAAAAGAAGCAGGACTAGTAGTACAAGCTAGTCACTTCACAGGAGAGAGGTTTGCTCGTCATTCTCCATCTTTTTTGTTCGATTCTTCGACTTATAAATACGGCGATTGGTATTTGAGTTGGAGGAAAACTAGACAATTCTCAGACTATGCTGTTTTTGAAATAGGATGTACTCAAAATCCGATGTTTCATGAAGCAACAGCAATGGGAGATAATTGTTTGATTAGTTGTAAACGAATTAAAAAGATGGTGAGCCAAATAGATATCTTTCCGTGTCAAGAAATCTTAGTTGGGGATAGGACCAAGTCTGCTCTAGTTTGGAAACAAGTTTACGGCGAGTTAGCACTTAATGCACAAGTTAAGAGGAGAGAGGCCTGGCAGTTAACCCAGCAGGCCTCTAGTTTGTCCTTAGCTCTCAAGAATAATCCTGATTGTGAATTATTACAGAAAGAGTTCGGTGAAGAGATAGATTTTAATCAAATCTTCACGGATACTTTGGTCGGTTCTTTTTATGAAAATATGGAACAGACAGTTAATACTTTAAATCAGGTGGCTTCATCCAACAATGAAGCGAAGTCATTGATAACACAACTCTATAAGTCAGGTTTACAGGGCACTTTAGTTCCTACTCGTTATTGGAAATTATTTTCTTTTTTAAGTTCCTTTATAACGTTAGGTATTACTATGCTTTTAACACTGGCTTTAGAGATGTTTCCAGTCATTTTTCAAATGACAGGTTATTCTGTGGCTTTGCTGTTTTTTGTAGTTGGAGTGAGAGCTGAGGAAGTTGTGTCAAATGTGCAAGCTTGCTGGATTCTTTATTTGCTGGCTTCTCTTATAATTGTCTTCTGGGCGTGGAAAACGAAGAAACCCGACCAGGAGGAACAATTCTTTTTGGACCATAAAGAGAGAGGAGCTAGTGATTTTCGTGGAATACTTGCAATGTCTGAAGGTAGTCACACTGAAGCAATAAGTGAACATCCTTTTTCCTTGGCGTCAGAATTCAGAGGATTAAATTCCATAGATCTTAATAAAAATAAGGTAGGAAATTACCCTTTGTTGATGACAAATGCACCGTTTTATAGACCATCTGGCCCGAAAATGTTAGCATTGGCACTTCAGGTTCGTAATTCATCACATAATGGAGTTAGACATTGTGGATGTAAACTTACCAGAAGTAAGTCAG